TGTTCTAACTTAACAGAATTTATGGCATTGTTTGACACACCTGTTGATAGTGATGGCAATCCAACAGGTGACAATCCACCAATTTACGATTTTCCAGATGAGATTTAATAATGACTCAAAAGAGATTACAAAAGCAATCTATATATGCTGAGTATGATGAGGATGGTGATGGCATAGTTTCTGATGAGGAATTAAGCCATATAAAAGAAATAAAGCAAACTGAAACTCAGTTAAGGAAAAATTTAGCACAACTTAGAATGGCAAGATACACTTTAATTTCTATGGGTGCTTTTACAGTTGCAATGTTTTTCGTGCCTATTGAAAGAGTTAATGCACTCTCTGATATTAGCAATTTATTTTATATTTCTGGTGCTGGCATCGTAGGTGCTTATATGGGAACAACAGCTTGGATGAGTAGGAATGGAAAATGAAACCAGCATTTGTATTATTGTGTTATTTAGCAGGCAATCCTGCAGGCATGCTTCATTTTTCAAGTGTTAATAATTGTGATTATTTTAAAAAATTTTTAGATAATCAAACAATTAAAATTGGAGAAGAAATAAAAAACTATAATTGTTATTGTAAATTAGTTAAAGTTAATGAAAATATGAGGTTATATTAATGTTGCAAGCACTTATTGGACCAGCCACAAAATTACTAGGTAAATTTATTGAAGATAAAGATGTTAAGAATAAATTAGCACATGAAATTGCAACCATGGCAGAAAAACATGCACAGGAACTAGCCAAAGGACAATTAGAAATAAATAAAACAGAGGCACAACACAGAAGTATATTTGTTGCTGGCTGGAGACCTTTTGTTGGATGGACTTGTGGTGTTGCATTGGCTTGGCATTTTGTTATAGCACCATTTATAATGTTTTTCTCAGCATATTTTGGTGTTGAATTGCCAAAATTACCAACATTTGATATGGAATCTTTATTAACTGTTCTTATGGGAATGCTAGGTTTGGGTGGTTTAAGAACATTCGAAAAATTTAAAGGAATAACAAAATGAATTGTGAAAGATGCAAAGTTAATATGGATCAAACAGAAATAAAAGGTGTTTACAAATGTCCTGTTTGTGGTGTTATTGATAATGATAGGTTAAAAAATGAACATTGAACAATTAAGAGAAGAATTAAAAATAGATGAAGGTGTAAAATACGAAGTTTATCTCGATCATTTAGGTCTGCCAACTTGTGGTATAGGTCATTTAATAAAAAATACAGATCCAGAGCATGGACTTCCTGTCGGTGCTGAGATTCCAGAAGAAAGAGTTAATGAATTATTTGAAGAGGATCTAAAAATAACTGTTGATGAGTGTAAACTTATTTACGATGACTTTGATGACTTACCAGAGGAAGTTCAACACATTATAGCTAATATGATGTTTAATATGGGCAGACCAAGATTGTCTAGATTTCACAAGATGAAACAAGCAGTTGATAATCGTGATTGGCAAGAAGCATCAGTTCAAATGAAAGATTCAAGATGGTATAAACAAGTTACAAATAGAGCAGAAAGACTTTGTGAAAGAATGAGGAATGTTTCAAGTTGACATTAAGATTATTAAAATTTAAATCAGGTATTGTAAAAGATATAACAGAATATGCTGCAGGCAAAAATGGACCATTTTATGTAGATGGTAATCTCGTAAGATTTGTAAATGGATATCCAGAAAAAATAGGTGGCTGGCAACAAGAAGACTATTTTAGAACAACATCAACTTCAACAACGACCACAGCTCAAGGCAAGCCAAAAAGAATACTTTTCTGGAGAAGCACAAGTGATGGTGCAGATAGGATAGCACTAGGAACACATTCACATTTATATATATTAAAAGCAGATGTTTTGTATGATATAACACCACTCAGGAAAACATCATCATCATTATCAAATCCACTTGCGACAACAGATGGTTCAACAACAGTTACAGTATCAGACACTGCTCATGGTGGAGTAACAGGTGATTATGTTGTATTAGACAGTGCATCTTCTACAGGTGGTATATCTGCTGATACATTAAATCGTATTGAAGGTTATGAAATAACAAAAATTGATGATGATAGTTATTCTTTTGTTTCTCCAGATGCAGCAACGAGCACAGTTTCTTCTGGTGGTGGCACAATGAATATTAAATATCTTATAGGTAATGCAGAAAAGGTTGGAATAGAAAGTTCAGATCCAGCACTTGGTTGGGGTGTTGGTGCATGGGGAGACAGCACTTGGGGAACTGCAAGAACAACATCAACATCAGATGTTTCTCTTGAAGCAACACAATGGTCTTTACAGATCTGGGGAGATGATTTGTTAGCGAATAATAGATTAGGTCAGATTTATTATTGGGATACATCTGGTGGTGAAAATCAAAGAGCAGTTCTCGTTTCAAGTCTTGCAGGTGCATCTGGTGTTCCAACACAAAATAGAATGTTAAGCATATCTTTTCCAGACAGACATTTAGTTGTTGCAGGAACAAATAACATTTCTGATGGTGTTTTTGATCCAATGTTAGTGAGATTTTCAGACCAAGAAGATTTTGCCAATTTTACAGTAACAGCATCGAACACTGCAGGTGATCAAAGATTAGAAGTTGGAAATAAAATTGTGGCAATAACACCAACTAAAAACGAAACCTTTATACAAACAGATGAGGCATCATACTCGATGACTTTTACTGGACCACCATTTACATTTTCATTTAGACTATTAGGTGTTAATTGTGGTGCTGTCGCTATCAATGGAACTATCAGTGTTGATGGAACTATTTATTGGATTGGAAAGAGCAATTTCTTTGTTTATAATGGTAATGTTCAAGAACTTCCTTGTTCTGTTCAACACTTTGTATTTGATAGAATGCAATTAAGATATCAAGATAAAATTCATGTTGGGCACAATAAAAAATTTAATGAAGTTACATGGTTTTATGTAAGCACAGCCAATGAAGAAGAAACCAATCCAGAGCCAGACAGCTATGTAACATTTAATTATTCTGAAAATGTTTGGATGATTGGATCTCTTCAAAGAAATGTTTGGTCTGATGCATCAGGATTTAGGACAGTTCCATTTGCATTTGACAAAGATGCCAAACTTTACAATCATGAAACAGGAACAAGTGATAATGGTTCAGCTATGAATTGTCACATTGAGACTTCTGAGGTTGAGATCGACGAGACAGGAAGTAGATTATTTATGATTGATAAAATTGTACCAGATACATCGATGACTTCTGAAACTAATTTATTTGTTGAATTAAAATCTAGAAAATATCCTCATGCAACAGAGATTACAAAAGGTCCATTCACAGTAACATCATCAACCAGAAAAGTTAGCACTAGAGCCAAAGGTAGGCAGATAGCAATTAAATATTCAAGCACTGGAATTGATGATGATTGGTCTTTGGGAGATTTTAGAGTTAATGCAAGAGAGGATAGTTCAAGATGAGCACAATAAGATTGCCAACAGCACCAACATTAATAGCATCATTGCCTGCATCTGAGCTGGCTTTTTTCAATAAATTCACTGAAATATTATTATTTAATCAAGCACTGATTGCAGCACTTGAACAGATTGATGTAGAAACAACAAATATGACTCAGACTTCTAATTCTAAAGCAGAAGATGAAGCAACAGCAAAAGGATTTTTCTTTGCCTAATAATTACAAAAATGCAAAAGTAGATTTAACAACAACTAACAACACAACTGTTTATACTTGTCCAACTGCAACTCAAACGATAGTTAAAAGCATACTTGTAAATGATGATAGTGGTAGTGGTTCAACAATAGATGTTACTTTGACAGCTGGATCAGATGTTTTTTCATTGTTTAAGACCAAATCTATTACAGCAAACAATACTGTTGAATTATTGACACAACCAGTTATAATACAGGAAAGTGAGATATTAAAAGTGCAAGCAGCAAATTCAGACAGATTGCATGTTGTTGTGAGTTTTTTAGAGGTAACATAAATGGCTGTTGAAGAATTAGGAGCATTAACAAACATAAGTGACATTGGTGCAGATGGTGTTTATCGCTTTCCTGTTTATCAAACACAAACTAATCAACCGAATCTTTCTCAACAACAGTTGCAAAGTTTATATGGATCTTCTCAGATGCCAGTTTTTCAATGGATCTCTAAAATACAAACAGGAGAAAGAACATACGATCCTGCAACAGAAGGTCAGCTTTTTAAAGAATATGAAGATCTATATAATGCAGGACAAATACCTCCAGGATTTAAAACTCCAGGAGAGATAGCCAAAGAGGTTGCTCAAGACATCACACAATCTGCTGTTATAGGTGCAGCATCAGGCATTGGCAGAGCATTTACAGATCCATATTTAGCAGATACAGGAGCAAAGTTCTCTGAAAAAGTTTTTACAGGAGCAAAGTCTGGTCTTGGCTTTGGTGATTTACCATCAGAAACTATAACTAAAAATTTCGATATTTCTGATAAACAATTTAATATTATAAAAAATAGAAATTTATATTACGATCCAGAATTAGCTAATTTAGATGCAGCAAAAGCATCAGGCAGAGTAGATGATTTTAATAGATTAAACAGAGTTGTTAAAGGCAAGCAAGTTGTAGATACTGGTACTGGCACTGCTGTTAAAGATGTTAATGTTCTTAATAGAGAAAATATAGGAACTGCTGATAATCCTCTATATGCATATAAAAATGAAACTGCAGGTGGTAAGCTAACTGCTAGCAGATCTAATACTATTGACTACAGTGATTTTGCAGGATCTAACCAAGCACAACCTCCAGGATATTTTGATAGAGTTGGTGAAAGATTAAAAGGTGGAGAAGGCAATCTTGGTGGTTCGATTGGTGCAGGTGCTGGTGTATTCTTTACAGACTTATTATTTACAAAAGGCAAAGATCCTGAAAAATCTGCAAAAAAGGCAGTTGGTGCGACTCTTGGCACATATATAGGCAATGCTTTACTTCCAGGATTTGGTGGTGTTGTAGGTGGTACAATAGGTGCTGCAGTTGGAGGAAGAGTCATTTGTAATGAACTATCTAGACAAAATTTAATGACAAGACAGCAAGTTGTATTAGATTATAAATTTACCAGAGATTATTTAACACCAACTCATGTAAATGGTTATCACTGCTGGGCAGTTTGGATGGTAAAGCAAATGAGAAAAGGCAGATTTGTTAAATTCTGGAAACATGTTGCTGGTCATCGTGCTAATGAAATTTCTTACATTTACAAGAAAAGAAATAAACCAGATTATCTTGGGAAAATATATCGTAAAATATTAGAGCCAACTTGTTATGTGATAGGTTTATTTTGCAAAACAACAGATTGGTCTGTTTTATATAAAAAAAAGGAGATATAAATGGCTTTAGAAGAAATGGGAATAAATGTCCCAGAAGAAGCAAAAGAAAATTTAAAAAATCCATCTGAGTCAATTCAGATAGTTTTAATGTCAAGACTTGCTGAAATGACAAAAGAAGAGTTATCAATGTTGGATTCTGCCATTACACCTCAAGTGGCAAAAGTTTTGATGAAGTTATTACCAGAACTTGAAATGTTAATAAATGCAGTTCAAAAAGAAGGTGGTGGTGAAGAGATGCCAGAAGAAAAGATGGAAGATGATATGCCAAAAGAAATGGGTGCTTTAGGTGCAATGTAATGATAATAAGAAGAGCCAATGTTGGCGATATATCAGGAATAATATTTCTGCTACAAAAGATGCACGAGGAAACTGTGGTTGATATTCCAAAAATAAATACTGGAAAACTTGTTCACAAAATAAATGAATTGTTACACACAGGAATAATACTTGTCGCTATAAAAGATGATAAAGTAATAGGTTCAATATCTGGCCAGAAAAACAAAGATTGGTGGTCTGATGAAGACTACATTGGAGATCTTTGGTATTATGTTATGAAAGATTATAGGAAAAGTGACATTGCTAAAAAGTTATTAAATCACTTTGTAAAAATTGTTAAAGAAGTTAAACTACAACTAAGGTTAGGACATGTTTTCTCAGGAGATGTCGTTCGTAAAGATAAATTTTATGAAAGGCAAGGTTTCTCGAGGATTGGTTCTATATATATAGAGGGATAAATGGGTTCACTTTGCACAAATCAACCAATCGTTTTACCAGACTCATCAAAGGTTGTTCAAGGCACGCAGATTCCTGAATGGGTTTCTGCTGCAGGAAAACAAATATTTCAAGAAGCATCAGAATTAACAAAATCTGAACCAGCACCATTTCCTGCTGCAAGGATTGCAGAATATGGAACAGACGACCAAGGCAATCCGATAAGACTTACTCAAGATGAAAGAGCAGGCATGGATCTGTTAAGAGGTAGTCGAGATGAAACACAAGGTTTTTTAGATAAAGCTGCAAATATAACTGATACTCTTGGTCAAGGTTACGATGCTGCAACAAGAGAAGAATTACTTGGTCCAAGTTTTGATGCAGAGATGGCAGCAAGATATCAGGATGTTTTTCAAACAGCAGTTGATCCTGCACTCGAGCAGTTGGAAAGAGACAGGCAAAATAGACAAGTTGGCAATAGAGCAGATGCTGTCCGTGCAGGTGCATTTGGTGGCTCAAGGTTAGGTATAAGAGAAGCATTAACAGATGCCGAGATATCAAGAGCAGGTGCAGATTTAAGAAGACAGGCACGCAGAGAAGCACTTGAGTTTGGTGCAGGGAGATTTGATGCAGATAGGGCAGC